ATTGCACTGTTAAACATATTTTCAAGCAATCCTAAATCTCCATACCATTCGTCGTTTGAAGACACAGTATAATCAACTGTAGTATAATCTGAATTCCAATTAATAATATTGTCAATGTATTGATTTCCTTCTACCAATGCTGGAGACCACTGAAACACGTTATAATTCTCCGAAAGAGGAGTCTTTAGACCTGGAACTTCTAAAGTAGATAGAGGATACACTAGTGTTCCATCTATAAGTGGAGAAACATAAATCAATTGATATGTATTAAACTGTCTGTCTATTGCAACAATATATTCTCCAGCACTGATAGGAGTACTTTGTGTAATGATTCCACCAGTATTGTTTACAGGATCAGTATCATAGTTGTATCTGCCTCTCAGTAAATGTTTTGGTACTGAGAAGAGACTTAGAAGTCTGTTAATTTCTCTTGGATAGTCTGTACTGTAAGCATTTGCAGGAACTGATAGTTGCTCAGCATATGAGAGAAGTTGATTGATTTCTGATGTTTCAAAATCTCCGTGCGTTTGTACAAAGTTAGCTATCTTTTCGTAAATGATACGTCCAGCACTTTCGTTCATTGGGTTACCATCTCCAGCAACAGCAGCCATGAATTTATTCCAAAACTCTGTGTTTTGATTCATCATTTCTGGCAAAGCTAAGGACTGCAAATAAGCAGACATATCCTTTTCTTCATTAACTTTAGATACAGTATATGTTTTTTCTACATCAGAAACAATAAAAGGAGCAGAACTACCAAGAAGAAGCTGATTTGTGTTGAGAACTGTTGCAAACTTCTGATACCATTTGTTTCCAGTCCAGTCTCCAAAAGCTGTGGGGATATTATTATTTGAAAGTTCGTTTTTTAATAGTGTAGGATAAGACGGATTGAGTACTTTATTATTATCAACAGACGGAACTGGAGTAACTACTCGCAGATTTCTTGGTCCTTTTGTGTTAAAAACCATTATAGTGTTCTGAAGAGAATTGATTAGCCAAGCACGATCGTAGACATCTATAGTAAATCCTCCCCACGGATTAACTGTTCCATTAACAGATTCAGCACTAAGATAGCTTCCCATTGTAGAATTAGATGGATTTACTTGAAAAATAGTTTTAACCGGATATGATTGAGCATTAGGATTATACTGAGTTATATTATTATAACTATGTACAAACCATAAATTACCTGATCTATCAAAATTTAAAAAGTTAGGTCTAGAAACTCCGGTTATTGAATCTAACAACAACCCTGTATCAGTAGAATAACATTGAACGGTATTAGTGTTTTTATTTGCAACCCAAACATTATTGTTTATATCTATTGCAAGAGAAACGGGTACGTTGTAAGCACTGAAAGAATGAGCACGTCGTATGTATTGTCCACTTTCAGAATACTTTAATAGATAACTATTGTTATTTGTTGCATAGCAAACCCAAACGTTTCCATCTCTATCTGCTTCAACTTGTGGAGGAGCAATTAAGCCTCCGCTAGTTATGTACGGAAGATTAATAACAAATTGAGTAACTAAATTAGAATCCATTTTTAGCAATGCTGCTCCTCTATACATTGCAACCCATACGTTGTGATTTTTATCTATAGTTATACTCGAAGGTACATTGTAAGAAGATAATGTACGAGTATACAACGAAACATTTTGAATTAAGTTTCCGTCTCCATCATACTCTAAAATAGAATCTTGATTACTATCAAACGCATACATTTTGTTGTAATACGGATTGAATGCAAATCCACATACAGCATCGGTTGCTGAAATAGACGATACTCCAGATTGTACGCTTACTGCAGATACATTTGGAACATTAAGCACTTGTAGAGTTCCATCAGATAGTACACCTAGGTTTCTATAGTAATCAATATTAGAATCAGCAACTGGAGTATTAACTAAATTGATTTTGTTTATCTTGCCTGTAAAAGGATTGGATATATAAGCATCTGAGTATATTGGATAACCTTTAGGAAATCTATATTGTTGAGATGAACTTAATTGTACACTTTCAGAATCAATAGAATATGTTAGAGCAGAGATAGCAACTTTCTCATTTGCAGAAACTGTTGGTGTTACAGTAGTAAACACATATCCGTTTATTGGATTGTTTTGTGAATCGGTTGATTGAAAGTATAATTGAGATCCATCAGCTACTATACAATCACCTTCTGTAACAGTCCCACTTTCTGAGGAAAGAGACAAATATAATGGAAACAAACTTCCGTTTGCATTCGTATATGGATATTCAAGCACGTCAGCAGTTAAAGCTGTAGCGTAGGTAAAGTTGTAAGCTTCCTTCGAATCAAAATATGTTGTAACCATAACTGGTATAGGAACACCAGTCCATTTTTGAGGATAAATATCGTTTATGAAGTTTTCAGTAACTTTTAATGAAGTAGGCAAATAGGGATTAACTCTCCACAAAGCTGCTACTTTTGCTCCACTATTGTTTGCATAACTAGGATAAGGATAGCGAACGGATTCAGGAGGATATACGAAGTCAGAAGCATCTATACTTGCTATGACAAGAATAGGAGATGAGTTTACATCAGTCGAAACACTATCTACATAATAAAAAGAAATTGAACCAGTTACTGCAACAACTCTGCTAGTTCCGTTTACGTCTTTAGCATATATTGGAGCAGTTTTAACAGGTATTGTATTACCGATACTTCCATCATCTGCATTCACGAAATGCCACGTTGGAGCAATAAATCTCCATTTATCAGCCACCGACAAAAGTGGAGTTGAAGGAGAATTTAAAGCTTGTAGAGTAATGTTAATTGGTTGCTGTATTTCAGTAGATGTTAAACTTACAACAAACGGAGTTCCAAATTGTCGTCCAGGCGCTCCAAAATTGTTTGGAAGCTGTATCATTTTTATGTTGTTTTGATACAAATAGTCAACAGTTATGCTGTCTTTTGCAGTCAGTGGTGGAGTACCATTAGAAAGCCAACCTGACACTGATACTGTATATGTTCCAGGATAGTTGTATATTTTTGTTATTTGTTGATTATTATACTGAACCGTGCCATCTCCAAGATCCCAAGCAAACTTAACAAACGAAACGTTATTAGCTGTTAGTGTAGCATATGATAAATTTGCAAAAGCGGGACTGGTTATAAGAGAAGTTGGTAAAGCACTTAACTGTTTAAACGTCAGAGTAAACGAATCCGAAAATACATGACCCGTTGTCTTTGGCGAAATTGTAAAAACAGAATTCGACATACAGGCGTTATGAAGTTACAACAGTAAGACTGTTTATGATATTTGCTAAGTTGTTAAAATAAAACACATCAAACATATTCATTTGAGTTGTGTTTGTTATATGTTTGATATCTAAATCGGGATATGTTGGATTCCACATAAACAACGAAAGACCATCGTACGCAACACCACTTCCTAATGTCTTTACTGTTCTTAGTTTATGAACACCATCAACAGAAAGAATAGCTGTGTGAAGATTGTTGTAATCAAACATATTTCCTATTTGGGCATTTGATAAATTAAAAAACGAATTGAATATATTTTGAACTTCGTTGACAATTGAACTATCAGATCTGCTTGTTGCATTGTTTCTAACAATTTGTAACGCAAAATATTGAGAGTTAATTGATTTTATTGTTCCATCTGCTTCTGGAACTCCAAAGCCTACTGCTTTGTACACTGGATCTAAGAATGTGATTTCAGTCGATACGGTTTTTAAAGCATTTATATCTGTAAGAATTAGTTCTTTCTGAGCTGGCAACAGATATTTTAACGACGTTCCATAAGAGGCTTTAGGTAATGCACAAATATACAAATTGTTGAAATTGCACGCATTAGCATAAAGTACTTGATTAAGCAAAATTTGTTTAAACCCAGAAGCTTGAGCTTGTATATCGTTAAAGTATTTTAGATATTTTCCTGTATAGTCCCAATTATTTAAAATAGCAACATCAGTAATAAAGTTTGCAAAATTAGTTGCAATGAAGTTTTTATAATCACTTTGTGTAACTAAGCGATATTGACTCTTAAAGTTTGATGGAGCATTGTTTCTAATGCTATCAATAGATTCTGGAGCTACTGGAAGAGTAGCTCCAGCTGCATTATCAAATGCCATGCTGTTAAACTGGCTTTGAGATATAACATTGTATTGTTCAGCACTAGTGACTGCAGGCCAGATTTGTGCAAAAGTATTGGTGTTATAAATTACAGGAGCAGGCTTTGTGGTGCTAAGAGTATTAGGTCCAACAACTCCAGATGTACCAGATCCTTGAAGAGCATATATAGAAACAAGATCTCCCGCTTGTAATTGTCTGCCATTTATACCATCTCCAAAAGTAAATTCATACGTTCCACTTTGGTTTAATCTTTTTTCGTATGAACGAGCATATGCTGTTTCTGTATACAAATTAGGTACGTTTGAATATTCATACCACGTACCTGAAGTTTTTTCNTAAACGTACACATCAATATTAAAATGATCAACGTTNGTGTTTGTTACATTTAGAGTAACAACTTCGTGTAAATCTCCAACAGCTGTATACAAAGGATTTTCTCTGTATATACCTTGATACAACAAAGTAGTATTTGATAGACCAGATAAAGCCGTCACAATATTGTTTGTGAGAATATTAAAAGAAATATCTTGATTAAACGAATAGGCAACAGAACCGATATTTAAATACGAATATCTTGGAATAGTATAAGAACCTGGAAGAAACGAATTTCCTTTTCCTAATGCAGATGCTTGAAACGTAAGAGTAGAAGTTTGATATCCAATTGGCTTATAATCAAGAATCTTTACAATTCTGTTGATGTTTTCATATAATTGAGCTTCACTGAAAGTAGACTCAGTACTCGTTTTGTTTAAATAATACAACAAACTATTATAAGCAAAAGATACAATATCGATAACAGAAGCTAAGTTCGAACCGATATAATTTTGATCTGTGAACAATCCTTTTGTGTTTAAGCGATCTATAATCAGATTGCGTAATGCAATTGCATCAAAAGCTGCATAGCTATTTGGAGCTAATGGATATATGTTTTGGGCCGGAGGATTGTTGCTCATTATTGTGTGATTGGAGTACTAAGAAAAACGAATGATTGAGTTTTGATATCTAAAATGGTATTTATTGTTGTCGTGGAGTTAAAGATAGGGATTTGAACAATAATAGTTATGTTGTAAGTGTTGTTATCAGTGTCAGGAATCACTTGTACATTGAGTAAATTAACTCTAGTTTCAAAATTATCAATTGAAGATACAATCAAATCTCCAATAAGCTGAGCGTTAAAAGATGTAATTGGTTGAAATAAAAATTGTGTTAGATCCAAACCATACAAAGGAAATAAAAATCTCTGTCCAGGTTTTGTTGTTAAAAGGTTTCTGAGTGAGTTAAAAATAGCACTTTCGTCGTAATCCACTTTAATGTCATTTCTTTGTACTCTGTACCCAAGAGTTGTATCGTAACGACTATCTCTATCAAAATCCATATGCAAGTCTTGATATACAAACGGAAGATCGTTTCCATACTGTTGAGCTAACTGTTGGAGATTTGGTAACTTGATTGCCACAAAATTACTTATTACACGGAAGTCTAAAGTCGAAAGTTTATGACTTTATAGATAAGTAAAATCAATGAGTAAATTTGATATACTTTTGGAAAAAGAATTGGAAAGGTTCCAACTTGGCGGAATAATCGTTGGCGATAGAGTTCGTTTTAAAGAGGACGCTCTTAGAC